GCATTTCGAAGGTGCACTCCCGACTCCAATCGCCTACAAGTATGCGACCACGAAACCGTACAGAACGTACGAATACATGGCCGACACGGTGGGCTACGAGTCTTCAGACTTCAATCCGTGCTATCACGAGCGTTATGCAGGAACGGTTTTACCAATCCTGTCGCACACGTTCACGGATAGAGACGGGAAGGATTTCACCTGGGCGTATTCGTCCGGGATCTATTACTCCGACCCTGTTCTCTTCTGTCGATCGGTTTCTCTCCCTGTGGGAACGTGGGTAGAAGACTTCGCGGCTCGTGCCGAGGAGCACTTCGTAACTCTGGTAAAGACCGAGCATTCCTTGATCAATTTCTTGATCGAGTTGATGCAGGCCTTAGAAGGAAACGCTAAGATCTTGTTGCGCATGAAAAACGCAATTGAGAACGCAATCGCTTCCTTCCGTCGGATGTTTGCCCAGACTGGCAATTATTGGCTGGCCTGGAATTTCGCAATCAAACCGACGATCCGAGATATCCACTCTATGCTTACGGTGTACAAGAAGGCTTTAAAACGCCTCGAGTGGCTCCGTAAGCGTAATCACAAGGACACGAAAGTGAAATATCGCGAAGGACCGCGCTACTTTACAGTAGAGCAGGATTTCGTGCCCTCTACCCAGCCTTTAACAGTTGGGGAGAGGGTTTCACCTTATGTCTATTCCGACCCTGATGAGTTTGGCGAGGTATATCCTCTGATCACTCACCCTGCGAAGTGGCCTGAGCCAATTTTCGTAGGAAAGGTCGATGCTAGGATGCAACTCTCCAGTTGGGCGTGGATTCGAATTGATATCGATGACGCGCTCCTGGAGGGCATTCCGGCAATAGGCATCGTGCTATCCGCTATGCAGGGGCTTTACAACCCTCTGCACATCGGATGGGAGGCTGTGCCTTTTAGCTGGCTAATAGATTGGTTTAGGACCGAAGCCCATAAGATTAGAGAGAAGTTAAAAACCGATCTCAACCCTTTGGGCCGGGCCACCATTCTTGGAACCGGCTGGACTGTCAAGGTTAGTTTCCTCGGCGAAGTTACCTGTCTCACGACAGGTGGCGGGGCCGACCCTGACTTTGTTGCATCTCTCCCTAGGGAGAAGATGCAGGCGCAGCAAGCTGGTAACTTCAAATACCAGCTTTTCGTTCGACAACCGGGTCTCCCTAAGGGAGACTCCCTCTTCCAGCTGCCCTTCGGTTTATACGAAGGCAGCATCCTTGCGGCGCTTATTCAACAGAAGCGGCGCCGTGGATAGGATTCGCAACCCCAGGTTATTACCGTCGTGATGACGGAAGGAGCTACGAATGCCGCTTGAATTTCCCATCGTTAAGAACAATTCCAACGCTGATGTCGCGTTCTCGCTGATCGCGAGGGATCGGCAAACTGCTGAATGGCGAGAAATCACCAACAGCAACCCGAACCTCAAGATCACTGCGATCACGAAGCAGCAGGTCGTTGGAAAGTCACCAGCCGGGCATCCGATTCGTCGGAGCCTTGTGCAGGTCCGTGCTAAATCGCCCGTAGCGGGCGCCGCGCCGGGAGCGTCGGAAGAGGTAGTCGTCAATATGACGATTGTCCATCCGGAGCTTTTGGCAAGCACGGGGATCTCGCAGCTGACTGTGGACGACCTGGTCGCTTACGTCCGGAACATTTGTTCCGGCGCGAACGTCCAGAAACTCGTCCAAGGCCAGGTGTGAGTGTCTGACTACACGAAAGAGCTCTTATTAGAGCTCATTGCGGCCATGGCAAGTGCTATGGCCCTCGTGTTGTTACGACAGAAAGAGAGACGGAAGCGGCGAGGAAGGAATCACCTAAATGAAAGGAGTCCCGAAAAGCCTCGCGCAGGAGAATGATCTCCTGCAACTCGTAGCTGAAACGATCGGCGATGGATATCGCCTCCTCAGTGAGCTTGACCCGACTATCGTCCGTAAGGACGACAGTCAGCGCGATATCGCCTATTTGCACAGGCGGTTCGACGCCGAGGGAATCACGTTCCTGACCGTCGGTCTCCCTATGTTGGGGGATTGGGCGGATCGGTACGTGTGGGGGGAGAAGGTGGAGCGCGTCGCGGGGTTTAAACCCTATGATGGCCTCCATCCGACTTTCCTCCGGCCGTTCTGGGTTTACCTAGAACGCCTCAAGCTTGGTGTGGCAGAAGATGACCGCAGTGCGGAGTTGTATCGCATAGTGCGCACAATTCTCCATGGACTGAAGAAGCTAGATGCTCCTTTAGATCCATCCAAGGTCCAGGCCAAGCTCGATGACTTCAAGTCAATCGAGCGGGAACTCTCCGATTTCCGCGTGATCCCTAGTCTGGGACTGCAGCGGAGTCAGGAGTTACTCGAGCACCTCTTCGGAACTACACGGGAGCGTCCAATGGACAAACCGTACACTCCAAAACTGAGGAGCCCAAGGCACGGACCTGGTGCTGTGGCCGGTTATGAGCGGCACAACGAGAAGTGGACCTGGTCCACTCTCTACGAGTCTGTTCATGCTGTCTTTCCGTACTGGGAGTATTTATTCCCGGTACGCAGCGTTGTGAAAACGCTGGGTGAATGGCAGCCGAGGTCGAGGCGTCTCCAGTTAGCTGGCCAAGCCGCGTTGTACCGGAATCTCGTGAGAGTTCCGGAGCCTACTGCGCGTCTACTGACTGTACCCAAAGACTCTCGAGGTCCGCGCGTTATTTCGTGCGAGCCGAAAGAGTTGATGTACTTGCAGCAGGGCGTCAGCAATGACTTGGTCCACTTTTTGGGCCAACATGACTGGACACGCGGACACATTAATTTCGACGACCAGGAGGTCAACGCGGACCTTGCTCTCAGTGCGAGTCGCACGAAAGAGTGGGATACGATTGATCTCTCCGATGCGTCGGATCGTGTGTCTATGGCGTTGGTCGAATACCTGGTGCCCGAGAGGGTTGCCAAGTACTGGCTAGCGTTACGATCTACCGCGACCGTTCTCCCGTCGGGAGAAAGGGTCCCTTTGCACAAATTTGCGCCGATGGGGTCAGCTTTATGCTTCCCCGTTGAGGCGCTGGTGTTCTGGGCGATCGCGGTTGGTGAGGTATGGAACCTCACTAACGACCTCGAACTAGCGATCAGGTCAGTGTACGTCTACGGCGATGATATTATCGTCGCCCGCGGCTATACTGATTCTGTAATGAACGCGTTGGAGGCGGTCTACCTCAAGGTGAACCGCGCCAAATCGTTCGTTGGGGACCATCCGTTCCGAGAAAGCTGTGGCATCGAGGCCTGGAAAGGCCACGTTGTTACGCCGTACCGGACGAAGAAGTTCCCACCACGCCGACCTACCGATGGCACCGCTTGCGTCGCTTGGCTTAAGTATGCTGAAAATTGTCAGTACACCACGCCTGGGCGGAGCAAGTACATGCTCAGCAAGGTGGAAGCACAGATCGGTCCGATTCCTCGGACGCCTGTGCCCCAGCCCTACCTGAGTTTCGTAACCCGTGACAACGTCTGGAGTCATACAGACTTCAAAGGCGTCATGTGGTCGGTTCCTGCCAGTTACTGGACCGCGATCGTCCCCGTCCTCAAATCGAAGAAGACGAGATCGCCGCTGCCAGACTGGTCACGCCTCCAGAAGGACCTTGTTGAAGGCCTCTTGGAGGGGGATCCAACGGTAGTCGTGGACAGAGCGTCCACGCAAATTCGTAAGATGCGGAAACCCGTAACTTACGTGGGGCTCGAAACGGTTCCAAATCCGGTTCAAAAATAAACTGAATCCGGGCCGTTCTGGG